GAATCTGATAGTCCAAGAGCGTTTGAAGTTGTTGCTATTTTATTAAAAACTATGGCAGACTTAAATAATAATGTATTGGATGTGCATAAAAAAGCAAAAGATACAACTGGAAGCAAAGTTGAAGTAAAACAAACAAACAATTCTGTATTTGTAGGTTCTACAAAAGATTTGCAAAACCTCTTAAATAAAGAGAGAAGTACTGAAAAGGATATTGTGGAAGCTGAAGTGATTAATGATGTTCACGAAAAACGATAATCAAGGTTATAGAAATAATCCAAAATTAAAATTGCCTGGTGTAGAAATGCAATACACCAAAGAGCAATTTGATGAATACATCAAATGTGCTAATGATCCGGTGTATTTTTGTGAAAAATACATAAAAGTTAAAACATTGGATAAAGGTATAGTTCCATTTAAATTATACGAATATCAAAAAAAGTTTATTGAAGCTTTACATCAAAATAGATTTGTAATCTCTAAATGGCCTCGTCAGTGCGGTAAATCTACATGTGTAACAAGTTATATTTGTCATTACATAGCCTTTAATCAAAGCGTCAATGTAGCTATTCTTGCAAATAGATTAAAAACGGCAAAAGAAGAATTATTCTCCAAACTTCAATTAGCATATGAAAATTTACCTCATTTCCTACAACAAGGAGTTGTAGAATGGAATAAGACGAGCTTTAAACTAGAAAACGGCTCCAGGGTCATGTGTGATGCAACATCGTCTACAGCGATCCGTGGCGGCTCTTATAACCTATTGCTATTGGACGAGTACGCCTTCTTACCAAGTCATGTTGCCGAAGATTTCTATACCTCCACATATCCAACAATATCTGCTGGTACGACAACAAAATTAATAATTGTTTCTACTCCCAATGGAATGAATCATTTTCATAAATTATGGGTTGACGCTATGCGCCCGGTTGGTCATAAATTAAAAAACAAATTTTATCCAATGGAAGTAACATGGAAAGAAACCCCAATAAGTCCTGGAAGTCCAAAATTAAGAGATGATGTTTGGGCATCAGAGCAAATAGCAAATACTAGTCCAGAACAGTTTGAACAAGAATATGGTTGTAGTTTTTTGGGATCTTCAAATACACTCATTTCAACAAGTAAATTGAGTGTATTAGCCCCAGAAGATTGTTTGCAAGAAGATAAAGAGGGTTTAAAAATTTTTGAACAACCAATAAACGATAGAATCTATTTTATTCAAGCAGATGTTTCTAGAGGACAGGGATCAGATTTTTCTGCTGCCACAGTAATTGACGGGACTTCAGCGCCGTATAAAGTTGTTGCCAGTTATAAAAATAATACTATAAGTCCATTTAATTTTCCAACAATATTAAAAAAATTAGGAGAAAAATATAATAATGGTTATGTGTTAGTTGAGACTAATGATATCGGAGGTCAAGTTTCCACAATATTGTATAATGACCTATCTTATGAAAATGTTTTAATGACACGCATGATGGGACGAAAAGGTCAAATTTTATCACAGGGATTTGCTTCGGGTAAAAGTGAAATGGGTTTGAGGACGACGACTCAGACTAAAAAAATTGGTTGTGCTATCTTAAAACGACTGGTTGAAGAAGATAAAATTTTGTTAAATGATGAAAGAATTTTGGCAGAATTAAGTACATTTGTTTCAAAAGCAAATACCTACAAAGCAGAAGAAGGTCATAATGATGATTTGGTAATGACCTTAGTATTTTTTGCATGGTTAACTAGACAAGAATATTATGCAGATTTGATCGAAACTGCCAAATTTGATTATGAAAAAACATCAAATCCTGAAGATGACAATGTTCTTTTATCCTTTAATAAGGATCAAGGTGAGGATGATGATGAACCATTTTCGCAAAATGGCGTTGTTTGGTATCCCGTTTGAAAATATAAATATTTCATAACAAAGGACCACAATGGCATCACTAAGCTCGTTTATTAATTCTAGCCAATATGTAAAGGAAAACTCAACTTTTCCCTTTATAGCAGGTATGATTTTAGGATCCACCTATAATCCACCCGTTTTTAACGGTGCTAGCAATGCTGCTTCTAATGATCCAGGTGGACTTTTTGGTTGGTTAACTTATGCTAGATCGAATACTGCTTATTTTAATCCTGCAAGGGGAAGCACATCTAGCCAATACATTGTATATAACTCACCAGCTGATTTAGTTGGAGATTTAAATGTTTTAGATGGTGTCACATATTGTTTGATCTCTGGTGTCAGTGCAGGTGGCACATATGGTTTTTTCTCGTATGAAGGTACGGTATTAAATGCGAGAAATATTGGAAGTCAATTTTTATATGCCATAAATTATATGGCATATGGTGGTACTCTAGTAATTGCAGGGACCACTGGTGGATTAAACAAATATACCGATGATACAAATAATCTTTTTGATGTTGTTATTGATAAAGACCATGATGCTAATTTGGCTAAATGGTTAATAACAAAAACATATACAACTGGTATTTTCCCAACAATTTATGAAAGTGGTGGTTATACGGGAAATGGGTATACCATGGCTAATTTTGATAGTCTTTTAGGATCCTCTTCACTCACTAGTGGAAATACAGTAGCAAATAGAATTTTTAACATATGCGGTGTAAAGACTATTACAAATCTTGATACAAGTACAGTTCAAGCCAATACAAAATTAACATATAATATTTCAGCTGCACCCGATGTAGGTGGTTTCTTTGTAAGAACTAAAAATAGAAATGAACTATATTTGAGCATAGCTGGAATTGATAGATCTACGATTTTAAATGGAAACATTACAAATCCAATTTCTTGGTCCAGTGATTTAAAAACAACTTTAAGAAATAATAGAGTAAATTTCTTTGTTAACAATAATCCTAAATTTTTAGGATCAGATCTTGTAGGTGCCACTGCATCAACTGCTGCAATAACAGTTGGTGATAGAATTGGTCCCTCAAAACTTAAATCTGAACTTACTAATATCTTGAGTCAAATTGCTCTTAAGTATCTGTTTGAGGTCAATAATCAAACTACAAGAGATCAAATTGTAACTGAAGTACAAACATCCATAGATAAATTTGCCCCATATTTGGATACAACCAAAACACAAATTATCTGTGATAATAGTAACAATCAAAATAATTCTTCCACATTAGCAATAAAATTGGTAGTGCAACCAATTTTGAGTGTTGAATCATTTGTCATTGATGTCTCTTACACACAATAATGTCAAATTCAATAACTACATTTAAAACTAATTTTAATGGTGGTACAAGAGCCAATAGATTTGTTGTCAGACCAAGGTGGCCATCTGGTGTTAACTATACACCAACAGATGGAACATTTAAAATGGTTTCAACAACACTGCCAACAGCAACAATTAATACAATAACTGTTCCATATAGAGGTAGAATGATAAGTTTTGCTGGTGACAGGTTGTATAATCCATGGTCTGTTGGAATTTACGACGATGGTAATGCTAATAATTTATGGCAAGCATTCCAAAAATGGAAAGAGTTACTAGATGGACACTATAACCACCTTGTTTCTGGTAATGATTACAACTATGATACACTACAAACAACTTGGATGGTTGAACAACTTGATATAAATAATTCAAAGGTGTTGAGAAGAATTACCTTATACAGATGTTGGCCAAGTGTTGTTGGTGAATTTAACTTAAATATGGGTGAAAATACATTTGTTTCTTTTCCAGTCACATTAACTTTTGATAATTTTACAATTCAAATCCCAAATAACAACGCACCAACAAACAATGCTCAATGAATTTAAAACAAATTTTTCAGGTGGAACAAGATCAAATAGATTTTTGATCGAAGGTCTATTTCCAACTGGTGGCGCATTTACAAAATTTCATGTTAGATCAACAATAATGCCACAACTTTCAACCAAAACATTGACGCTTGATTATTTTGGAAGAAAGTTTCATTATCCAGGAGAAAAAGAGTATGGAACATGGACTTTTTCTGTATTAGACGATCAAGGTGGCACCCAAGATTTATGGCAGTATTTTCAAAATTGGCAAAATTCAATAAATAATCACCAAACAAATGTGTCGGGGTTGATTGATCAAAATACTTCGTATAAAGCATATGGTTGGAGAATTAAACATTTAGACATGAATGGTGTTTCAGTTTTGAAAGAATATATTATGCATGGTTGTTGGCCCACCGCAATCAATCAAATGAGTTTAAATATGGCCAATCCAAATATGATGAATACGTTTCAAGTTATCATTGTTTATGACTATATCGAATTGGTTTCACAGGGTATAAATATCACAGATACATCTCTTTCAAATAACCAGAATGTGAGTTAATTTATGGAACTAGAATTATTTGGTTTTGAATTTGGAAAACAAAAAACAACAAAGCAGGATAAAAAAGAAAAAGCTTTACAATCCTTTGCTGCACCTGAAGTTTATGACGGCACAGTAACGGTAGAAGCTGGTGGTTTTTTTGGCACAGCATTAGACTATGCAGCAAATCTACGAGATGAAAGTGCATCTGTAGTACAGTATAGAAATATGTCTGTTTATCCAGAAGTAGACAATGCGGTTGATGAAATCATCAACGCTTCCATTGTTTTGGGAACAGACAGAAAACCAGTAAAAATTGACTTATCTGATTTACCTGTTTCTGAAACAATCAAAAATAAAATTCAAAAAGAATTTGATAATATTTTACATCTTTTTGA